CCGATGGGTCTACTTGGACTACTCCGGCATTAATGAATGGTTCTACTACAATTGCATATTTAAGAGCTGTATCATTTACTTATGGTATATTTATTGCTGTTGGTTTTAACAACAGCACTATGCCAGTATATGCAACGTCAGCTAACGGAACTTCGTGGACAACTCCGGCTTCTTGGGGAACCATAGCTGACAACGGAGCTGCTAGAGCAATTGCAGTAAATAGCTCTGGTAAGATGGTTGTAGTTGGGTCTAATTCTATGGGAGAACCTGTATTTTCAACATCTGTTAACGGAACTTCGTGGACAACAATGGCACGAATGAACGGTTCTACTACGGCAGCAACTATGAGGTCAGTAGCTGTTAATAGTGCTGGTAAATTTGTTGCTGTTGGGTATGATAATTCAAGTTATCCAGTTTTTGCAACATCAACCGATGGGTCTACTTGGACTACACCAGCAACAATAAATGGTACAACTACAGTTACATACATGTTTTCAGTAACATACAGTTCAGTGTTAAATAAATTTGTCGCAGTTGGAAGAAATTCAACAATGCAACCAATGTTTGCAACATCAACTGATGGGTCTACTTGGACTACGCCGGCAGTGATGAATAATTATAGTTTATCTGCATCTATGATGTCGGTAATAGTTAATAGTGCTGGTAAATTTGTTGCTGTTGGGTTTAATAATTCAACTTATCCAGTTTTTGCAACATCAACCGATGGTTCTACGTGGACAACGCCAACTGTGTTTTCTTCTTCTACATTAGCTGTAAGTTCTGCTGTATTAAAAACTGGATATAATGATATTGTTGTTGTAGGAGTTACTACTCAATCATATCCTGCAGTAACAATCGGAACTTACCCTTCACTTGGTACGTATTCTGGAGGATTAGTTTGGATTAAAGATAGATCACGTGCAACAGCTGGTCATGTATTATATGATACTATAAAAGGTGGTGGTTATTTTTTAACACCATCTGGAAGTCCTAATGGGTCAATCGCAAGTACTGCGGCATATAGTTATGGTGCAGGTAGTACAGATATTAGCTTTACGTCATCCGGTTTTAAACTTGGTACTGATACAGCATGGGCAGTTAATAACTATTACACTAGTGATCAATATGTCTCATGGACATTTCGCAAAGCCGCAAAGTTTTTTGATATAGTAACTTATACAGGGGATGGAACAATAAGCAAATTACTCAACCATTCACTTACAGTTGCTCCAGGAATGGTTATTATAAAAAATATAAGTACAACTTCAAATTGGGGCGTATGGCATGCTCAAGGTCGAGGTGCAGGGTTGGATGGAGCGTTAGCATTAAATTTAATAGATGCTGCAATCATACCATCGTTTAGCGTATCTGAAACTACATTTAGAGTGTACCAAGGTACATCTAATTTTAAAATGGACGCTAACATTTCTGGGAATACTTACGTCGCCTACTTATTCGCTCACGACACGTCAGCTAATGGGGTCATTCAGTGTGGGTCGTTTACTACGGGGGTGGCAGGAACTACAACTTCAGTGAATTTAGGATGGGAACCACAATACGTTCTAATAAAAGGCGTCGGCGCGTCAAATTGGTTAATTATTGACGCGATGCGAGGATGGTCAAACTCTTTAAATGCAGACCAAATGATTCAAGCCAATAGTAGCGGTGCAGAAAATGTAGGGAATGAATACGGTAATCCGACTGCTGTTGGTTTTGATTTGCCAGTTTCATCTTTTGGTGCTGCTACGACATGGATCTACATGGCAATCCGTCGCCCAAACAAGCCGCCTACAACGGGGACGCAGGTGTTTAACGCAGTGTCATGTTCATCATCCGCTCAAGTTGTATTAAGCGGGTTTCCGATTGACACGGCTTTTTGGAAGGCAACTAATATTAGCGAACTATTTGCTTTTATGGATAGGTTAAGAGGGAGTAATGTGACACTTGCGTCAAATTCAAGTCAAAGTGAAGCAGATTTAGCTTATTTCACACCGGCAGGATATTATGGGTTTGACCAAAGCAATGGGTTTAGACGAGGACTTGGTTCTGGGAGTTACATCAATTATTTCTTCAAACGCGCCCCCGGATTCTTTGATGTGGTTTGTTATACAGCGACTGCAACTACTGTAAAATCTCATTCACTTGGAGTTCCTCCTGAATTCGTACTAGTTAAAAATAGATCACAAATCTCAAATTGGTCTGTTGCTCATTTTGGTTCTGATAAAGCATTATATTTAGAAAGTAATATAGCATCTTACGGTTTAGCATCAGCTACTGGAATATCTACACCAACTGCATCATCTATAACCTTAGCATATAGTGCAGTCAATAATGTTGGGGATAATTACGTCGCCTACCTATTCGCCACACTCGCTGGTATCAGCAAAGTGGGTTCTTATACGGGTAATGGAACAAGTCAGAATATTAATTGTGGATTTGCAGCAGGCTCAAGATTTGTCCTAATAAAACGTACAGATTCTACTGGTGACTGGTATGTTTGGGACACAGCTCGTGGCATTGTAACAGCAAACGATCCACATCTTTCATTAAATACTACCACAGCCGAAGTAACTACAGACGATTCAATTGATCCATATTCTGCAGGATTCACAGTAAACCAAGTAGCAGCAACCAATATTAACGTCACATCAGCAACATATATCTATCTAGCAATATCATAAAGGAAATAAAATGGAAATTATATTCACAAAAACACAACAAGTAGTTTCTGAACAAGAATTTAGAAACATGTATCCAAATACAAGTTTTCCATCGGTGTTAACAGCTGATGTATTAGCTGATTACGAAGCAGAGTCAGTTTTTGAAGGAAAACAAGTTAATCCATTACCGCCATATGAATATTCATTTCGTAACGGAGTTGAAAAAATTAATGGTAAGTATTTTACTAAGTACAGTATAGGACCAATTTTTATAGATACTGATGATAAAACTGCAGACGATCAACAAGCAGAATACAAAGCAACAATAGATGCGCAATTAGCATCTGGCATTAGAAATACTAGAAATCAATTATTAAAAGATAGTGATTGGACTCAGATTTCGGATGCAACGGTTGATAAAGATGCATGGTTAGCATATAGATGTCAGTTAAGAGATATCACATTACAAAAAGGGTTCCCATTAACTGTAAAGTGGCCAGCTGAACCAGTTTAAGTATAACAAAAATTTATAAGGAATAATAATGGCAAAATCACTTTCAACACTTTTAGGTGCAACACCGGCTTCGTCGATATTAGTATCGTCACTTGCTGCTACTGGGACAAGAGATGCTACAACATACTTAGCAGGCGACGGTACATGGAAATCTTTATCGTTTGCTAATATTGCTGTAACAGGTACAAGAGATGCTACAACATACTTAGCAGGTGATGGTACTTTAAAATCGACTAAAGAAACATCTTATACAGTTAATGGAACCGGATCCGGAGCAATTTCTTTTAACGTAGATTTATCAGCAATAAATAATAGTACTACAATTATTATTAATTTAGCATCCGGCGTTACTGGAGCTACTATTACATTTACTAATTTAACAACCCAAGCAACAAGTGGAACAGTGTTTTCATTTTCGGTAATTTTATCTCATGTAACTGCATTAACAACTACTGCATCGGTTGTATTTAAACATGGTGCAGCAGTACTACCAAAATGGACTGGAAATATTGTTCCGCCTAGTACAGTTACTGCAAATGCAATCGACATATGGACATTTTTTACTTATGATGCAGGGACGTCATTAGTAGGTAGTTTATCAATGGCTGATGTTAGAAATGCATAAGGACATATAATGTTTAAGAATTTTATTAAAAATTTATTTAAAGAACCGACAAATGTTGCTGATATTAGTCCGGTTACATTTAATTCTCCCGGAACATATAATCCTAGGTATGGAAAAGCAAAAGTAAAGTTTGTTGGTAGAGGCGGTTCTGGAAGTTACTCTCCAGGCTACCTAACTGGTTATTATAATACTTCTACTCAAAATGTAAATCAAACTACAAATTATATATCAGATGTTACATTCGTTGGCCACGCTAGTATAATTGCATATACTGCAAATGGTGTAGTTGCATATACAGACAGTGTTAATTCAAATCCAGGATCGATTGGAGCTCAAGCTGCTACTGGCGCCACAACAAATTCCGGTAACTGGGGACTGTATTATAGTTGGCCAAATGCTACTCCTGCAGCAGCTATAAATACAAGTAGTGTATGGACAATAACGTATACTAATAATGGTAATTCATCAATTGTATTCACACCCGGTTATTCAAATTCAAACTTTCCTAATGGTGGAAGGCTTGATCAAACTATTTCTGTTAATGTTGCATCTGCAGTACCACCTATTTCGATAGTACTAGGTGGAAATCCGGGAAATTGGAACCCATCTACTTTTGTACCAACTGGGTATCAACCAGAATCGGCATATACCGGGGCGGCTTACACGTTTGACGGTATATCTGTTCCCGGTGGGTACGGTGGACAAGCTACTGATATTTCTATGGTTTCATTACCATATCGCGATTTATGGTTGTCAACAACCGTAACTATCCCTAGTGGCGGTTATGCCACTATAAATTTTTCATTATAAGGAGCTTTTATGATAAAATATATTTTGTTTAATGAAGATAATACAGAAGTTATTAATACAATTTTGTGTGACTACGAGTTAGATAACGCTACATTTGATGTAACTAGATTAGTTAAACTTCAATCAACCGAGCACTGGGATCAAACTACATCTACTATAGAAACGTCTATAAGACTAACAACGGCTGTTGCTACATCTGATACTCCTAGATAATATCCTATGTAAAATAATATTAATAAATATAGTACATGTCTATTAGACATGTACTATGCATGTTTAGGTAAGCATGCATTACCTACATTTTAAGTAAAAATTATGTTTACAATACCAGATATACACTCAGCACTTGAGCCACTAGTTTGTTGGTCAGGTGCATTTACAGATGAAGAAATTGAAGAAATTATTAATATTGGTGATAATTTAGAATTCCAGCAAGCTAAAGTTGGAAATAACGGATTAGGAGAGGAAGACTTAAAAGTTAGAAATAGTTCAATTTCATGGATTGCTCCTTCTGAACATACACGTTGGCTTTTTAATAAGATGGCAGAAATCGTTGCTAGAGTTAATACAGATAAATTTCAATTTGATCTATCCTATATTGATTCGTTTCAATACACCACATATGAAGTAGGTGGCTATTACAAATGGCATATTGACGGTGATGCAAAAGATACGTATGGACCACAACATCGAAAATTAGGAATATCAGTAGTTCTATCTGAACCAGAAACCGAGTTTACAGGCGGCGAGTTCCAGATCATACCATCGGGTAATCCTGAACAAATAAATAGTACAAAAGTTAAAAAAGGAGATATACTAATGTTTCCTGCATTTGTACCGCATCAAGTAACTGAAATTTTATCAGGTAAACGTAAAAGTTTAGTATGTTGGGTACTCGGTCCAAAATTTAAATAACACTCAGAAGGGTATATGCCATTAATTTCTATTTTTAAATCACCAATAATTGAATTCTTAACAACAGCAGAATTTGCAGACGTATTAATACCTCCTGCACCTGCTAATAAGTTTATTCCAGATTGGTACAAATCTATCCCGTCACATTCTAAATCTAAGAGAGATGTAACCGGTGCACTAGCAATGACTGCTAAAAAATGTTTACCAATGTTAGACGCTATGACACACGGTTATATTATCCCGTTAGCAGGAGATGTTCATATTAGAACAAACGACGATGCGTCATTAATTGATATTACCGAAAATCAGTTTATTAAACAAACAGAAGAACATTCACAAGAGCAAGTAAGTCCTAATTTTCCATTTCCTAAAAAGCATTTAGTTAAGTTTATTAATCATTTTGTGATTAAAACTCCTCCCGGATATTCATGTTTGTTTGTTTCTCCTATTAATCATTTAGAAACAAGATTTACAACATTAGGTGCAGTAGTTGATACTGATAAGTATGATAGAGAAATAAATTTTCCTACAGTATGGATGGCTAATAATTATGATGACACTGTGCTAGCCGGAACTCCTATAATTCAATGTATTCCATTTAAACGTAGTACAACAATTGAAAAATATGAAGTACGACCATATACACCTGCAGAATGGCATAATCGAGAAGTTACACGATTAAAACAATCAAATCAATTGAGTTATTATGTTAAAAATCTTAGAGTAAAAAAATAATGCCAATATTATCTAGTATTAAATCAATGATTGTTGATATAGTAAATCCTCAACCTATGATTAAATTTAAATGCGATGTACCGGGATACGAAATTGGACAACCGGTTTGCCGTGCGATGGACGTAAAACCTGAATGGCTAGTTAATCAGATTAAAACTGCTGAAAAAAACAAGACTGTTAAATTTTCAGCATGTCCCGGAATGCATGATTATTATCGAGCTGGGTATATTATTCCAGCATGGGAAGATTTTGAAATTATAGTTACTAATAAAAAAGCAAATATTATTATCGGAACCGGACACAATGCAGTATCTAAATCATTCGAACAAATGGACTACCGAGTAGTTGCAGGAGCTGCAAATATCGATGATGATATTGCGCATCATGCATTAAAGCTACCGTGCCCGTGGAAGGTATTTACTAAACCCGGGTATTCGGCATTTGTAATGCCTGCATTGTATCATTCTCCTTTTTTAAGAGATTTATTTTTATATCCCGGAATTAACGATTATGACGCGTATCACACTATTAACGTAATGTTTTCTCCATTAAGAGAAATGCATGTTAAGATATACGCAGGTACTCCAATGTTGCAAGTAATCCCTTATAAACGAGAAACCATTACTGCCGAAGTTGGGTTAATCACTCAACAAGAAAATGGAATTGCAAATTTTACATACAGAACTAAAGCACCTGGGTTTTATAGAAAATGGCTTTATAAAAAGAAAACTACGGAAATTAATTACATTTAACCAATCTTTAACAAAATAGTATCTTCATTAATGCGACCGGTCAATTTAGTATCAGTTGCATTAATATCTTCTATAAACTTCCTTAACATTATTTTATTAGCAGCTTTAAACTCTTTAAGTTTTTCTTCTGGCTTACGTATAGTCTTTTGAATACTCTTATGCTCATCATAACCTAAAATTGCAGCACCTTTTACAGTTAAAGGTCCTGTCATTTCATCTGCTATAAACTTACCTAATTTTCTATTCTTAGTGTTGTATACCCATAATTCTTTAGCACCTATAATTTCTGTAGGATTAATAGAAACAAGTTTTAATGGTTCGAACGTTTTTAAGTATTTTAATTTTTCAACTAGTTTATCTTTTGGTACAGATTTTTTAGCACGCGGTGCTTTGTTAACTTTACTTTCTTCAATTAACATAGTACACGCAGATTCGACTTCTTTGTAAAATGCAATTAAACTTTTAATTTCTCGTTTACTTTTATGATTATATGCTTCTTGTAACTGTTCATACGCATCGTGCTTTTCTTCATCAGCAGGTTTACCAGCAGCAAGTTCTTCTAATTCCAACAAATTACGCGAGTACATGTCTTTAATAATACGTGCATGCGCTGCTTTTGCTTCCTTAGCTTTAAGCGCATTTATTACTTTAATAGCTTTAGGATCAAACGTAGCTGTGTTAGTTATCCATTGGTCTACAGCATCTTCAATGACTTCTGTCATACCAATTGCGGCTTCTTTTACACGAGCTTGTATATTAATAACTGCAGCTGGCTTTTTAACTTCACTTTCTTCATCTGGTTCAATGTCTACTTCACCTGCTTCAATTGTAGCAGCAATAGCATCTCTTAGCCAAGCAGCCGCATCTCTTCCGTTATTAAAAGTGTCATGAACAGCTGGCATACCTCTGAGGAGACAAGAAGCAATAGAACCCATAGTAGTACTTGTGCGCCAATCTTTAGTAGCTTTATAAGTGTTAATATATTCTGTGTTACAGCCATTTAGTGTCATCCATTTAACAACTGCAGGTTTTAAATCTTTTACGCTAAACTGCAGGTTATAGTATTGCATAGCGTTATGCCATTTTTTTCTATATTCAGTAGGCGTCCAATCTTCCCAGTTGTCCCAAACAGGACTGCTATCCTTTTTAGCATTTTCACGTATTGTAACAGAGGTTACTTTTGTTTTTTTCTTAAGTGCCATATTATTCCTATGTCCACATGTGATGTCTAACTTTAATGAGTCTAATCATCATATCTTCGTCTTCTTGTTCTTGTGCTAATTCAATATCATTACTAAGCATTAATAATTTTAATGATTTTTCTTCTTCCTCTTTAGTACGGTTATTGTTAAACATTGTACCATACTTTTCTTCTTCGTAATTGTAAAAATCACCAAGACCTGATTCGTCTATTGGATCTTTACGTTTAGGATATTCTTCAGTCCACCATAAGTACAATTTTTTTATTTCAATTGCAGCAAGTGCTTGTGGAGATAGATCATAATGTGTTTTATCTTTATTTTCGTAAACTAACTCTGATGCCCAATCTAAGTAATCTAAACCAGCTTGTTTACTACGCCATGATCTCCAATGAAAGTTTGGAACATTGTACTTTTCGTATTGTGCTTTATCATCCCAACGAATAAAATTCCAAGCAAGTTCAACTTCAACAAAGTCAACTAGTTCATTAAACATACAAGGTAAAAATCTATAACCAACATCACACCAGTCACCTGGTTTAATGTCTTTAGGATGTGCAGTTAACCCGTGTGTACGACTAACCCATCTGTTTTCAACATAATATTTAATATTGTAAAAAGTATCTGATGGAAACATAACAATATCTTGAAGTTTATCAAGTAGTTCTTCTGCAATCCAAAAGCGAAGTGGGTGGGTGGCCTTTGCAAGTTTTTGAATAGAGACCCACCCTTCACTAGACTCATATTCTGGATATTTTGTACCGCGGATCCAATCCGCAAAATCACCGCATGACCAATAGTTACTTCTCATTTGTTTATCCTCTTGTTAAAAATGGTGTTAGTTCAGGAGCGGAATATGTAGCTGGTTTTAGAACCTTGCCATCTTCCCTTTTAATAACTTTACCAGTCGCTGGATCTACTTTAGACATATTTGATCTAATTACTTCATTCCATGCACCTTCGGCATCTGCACCTAATGAATGTAACGCGCCTACAACTACAACTAAAATATCAATCAATGCATCAAGTTGTTCAACTTTATCATCTTGATCAACTGCGTCCTGTAGTTCTTGTACTTCTTCTTTGATTAAGTCTAAGTACATATTATATTGTGATTTGTTATAATTGTCAACTGTTTGATCACCGGCAATCATAAATTTTTCTTGGTCTTTGAAAATAGACATAGTGTTCCTCTTGGTTTGTTTTTGTATCTGCTTTATTTTTTCTTGTGTTGCTCGTAAATCTTCTATAATTAATTTATCTAGTTCGTAAGTTATCTCTTTTTTTAGATCTTTTAATATACGTTCTTCAATAGTTGGTTTACGTTTCATCTTCTTACGTTGTCTGTGAATGCCCAGCCTAAGCAAATAATCCATATTACTACAGACCAGCCGGCTAAGAAGTTAAAAATAAAAATTGGCATAAAATTATTATGTCCACGTTCGCTTGCTATAAGTGTCGGAGCAAAGTATATAAAAAATGTCAATATTGCCGCAAACAGGATTATAATATCAATCATCATCTTCCGGTTCCATTGCTGAGTATATTAACGCGCATTCTTCTAACATTTTAAATTCTCTTTGCATACTTGTCAATTCTTCTTCATTCATTTTTAATGTCTTTAGTTAGGGTTGGTGTAACACATCCAACTGGTTTAGGTCGGACGTATGGTTCTTTTATAAACTCTACGTGGCAATCCACGCATATAAACATATCCCTAGATACTATTATTAGCATCCCAGCGCCGCAACGCGGACACTGGTTCCCTGTTACTTCATCATATGACTGTGTGGTCATTTAGTCTTTCCCATTGCACTATCAAACTGATCCTGAACTCTTTCTAATGAATCAGCTTCTGTTTTGTCTTTACGGAATTCTACAAATCTTGGTAAAAACAAACTGTAATACACATTGCTTGATGTTGGCGGCATAATGTTGTTGGATCTAACTGTTACAATTGTTCCATATAATTCATCTTTGCGATTAAAGATGTCTTTACGTAAATCATCTGTAAATCCTGATACGTTAACTACTAACTTGCTATCTGATGATTGACATGTAATAGATCCAAACAATGCAGCATTCTTACCATTACCTTCTGTAAATGCTACAATTTCTAAATCAACATCTACTTCAAGTTTAAGTTTAACTTGATCTTTGCTTGTACCGTCACGCCATTTAGCATCTGGACGTTTAATAATAGTACCTTCAAGTCCTTGTTCTACTAACTCAAGATAATGGTTAAATGCTTCTTCCCATGAAAACACTAATTTTGTTTCAATCATTTGTACATGTTGTGGATCAGTTACTGCTTGCGATGCAACTTGATTTTTTAATGGATAGTATCTATCAGCATATTCTACAGTGCCTTTACCTTTTGGTACAGCTTCAGATAACGGAATTTGATCCCATATTAAAAATAAAGGTTCTTCATTTTCAGCAAACGAACCACCATCTGCTATACTGTTTAAGATACCATTGCCTATTTCACGTGGCAAAATAACACCATCACGCTTTACAACAAGTTCACCATGTGTTTGTGTATTACAATGCATTTTACGTTGCATGTAATCAATGATGTTTTTAAACGGTTCTAATGGCATTGGATTACCACTTCTGCTTAATAACTCAATAGACAAGTCTTCATAGAAGTTAGCATTGATATACATGCCATCTGCTTTTAACTGTGAATACACGCCTTTAGACCATGGCCAAGTATCAAGTTTAACATGTTTAGGTAATGAGCAACGTTGATATGGAAACTCTGGAATTAATCCTTTCCATACTTTATTTACTGTAGCTGCTTGTACACCGCAACGTAAGTCTTTATTTATAACTTTGATAACGACTTGTGCATCACTTTCTGTTACAGATTCTAAAATATTTTTAAGATGATCAATGCCTGCGTAACCTGTATAAGTACGGTCAGCTAATGCATGTAAGTGAACAATAGCTTCGTCAAGAAGCATTGTAGGTGTTCCTGTATTAGGAATGTAATCAGGAATTTTTTTGATGTTAAAAGGAAGTAATTTATTAGTGGCACAAAAGCACACATCTTTCAATAATTCATTAGTGCTATTGTTTTTAAGAATGTCAATTTTGCTGTTAGTTTTTGGTTCATTAGCTAACTGTTCTAAAATTGCAGTGATCATGTGTACTCCTAGTAATTAATTAAAATGCTATTATACAACAGTACACATAACTTGTCAACTGATTTTACATATAATGTGCTCTATGCACTGCATCTGTATAACCAACATCAATTACAACTGGTTTACCGTTAAATATACCCCAATTAGCTGTTCTTACGAAGTCAAATAACCCGATATTAAAATTAACTGCAAGCTCAGTTAATGCCTGTGCATATTCTTCGCATAACTCAACATCTTCGTCTGTGTAATTAAAGCGTTCTGATTGTAATTCACGGATAACTTCATTGTGACTTAATATCAGACCTTTTGCATCGGTACTAGCTGCTGCCATTGAAACTAATAACTGTAATGTACCGCACTTCATTATGTTACACAATTGTTTTTCAGTAGCTTTCTGTGCTTTTTCCATATGAATCCAAACAGGAGCATCATGCGCTTCGTCATAATCAATAATTGGAATAGTAATACCTAATTGTTGCACATAACCATCATCTAATATATTTGCTTCTGCTTTGTTTTGTGCCATGCCTTTTATATTATGGGCAACTTTAAGAACAGTAGTCCTACCTAGGTATTCTATTTCAAATGCAGTCCTTGATGAGCCCCTGCCTAACTTTTGAGCTCGTGCTGCAGTATAATCCATTCTTTTTTTGTAAGTGTTATCCGGAGTAAATACATTGCTATCCCAATCCGGAGGTAAGGGAGCTTCGTTGAGTAATTCTGATATTTTCATACTATTATTTAGTCATCACAATCTAATAAAACCATTAATGTTATAATTGTAAAAATTATCGCAATCATTACTGCTCCAAATTCGTCTGCTATGTTAACCATACTTTTCCCCCTTAGACAAGAAAGGGGACCTAAGTCCCCTTTCTTAAAGTACTTAACTATTAATATTTATTAAGCAGATAAGTCTTGTTTTAGAAATTTTGAATTTATCTTTCTTTGTGATGTTCTAAAGGAAGATGATGTCCTGGATGTTTGTAGTGTCGCTTGTAGTAGTGATCAAAGTTACCATCACGTAAATACTCACGATGTACAGGCTGTTCAGTACAGCCTGTAGTTAAATATGCCGCTAAAAATATACTAGCGACGAGTAATAATTTCATCAACAAGTCCATAATCCACACTCTCTTGAGCACTCATAAAATAGTCACGACTCATATCTTGTTTGAGTTTATCAAACGATTGACCAGTATTTTTTACATACACTTCTGTTAAGTAGGTATTTAACTTCAATGTTTCTTCAAGTGCAATTTGCATGTCAATAGCAGTACCGCGTGTACCTGAACTAACTTGATGGATCATGTGTCTTGCGCTTGGAAGAATTTTACGTTTACCTTTAGCACCTGAGCTAGCAAGTAAGCTACCCATGCTGCATGCTTGACCCATTACAATAGTTGAAACATCAGGTTTGATAAAGTTCATTGTATCAAGAATAGCAAGTCCTGCCGTAACTGAACCGCCTGGACTGTTAATAAAGAAACTAATATCTTCGTTGCCTTGACTTTCTAAAAAAAGCAACTGAGCAACAATAATACTTGCAGAATGCTCGTTAACATCTGAATCAAGCATAAGAATTCTATCTTTAAGCAATCGCGAATAAATGTCATAGGATCGTTCGCCTTTTGCTTCTGACTCTACAACCATTGGGATTAAAGCTGGCATATATGTATCTCCTTGTTAAGTAATAAAAATATAATTATACAGTAAATGTTACAGTTTGTCAACACTAACGTTTAGCGTTGACAACCGTAATATCAGGTCCATTACTAACAAAACTTAGTTGTCCCATATATCCTTCAAACTGATGACCATTCCACTCAAGATGTAATTTAACATTTTTATCAATTACTACGTTAAGGTGTTTCTTTTCCTTAAACGATGCAACCTCTGCAACCATCTTTTTACCGTTATCTTCACAGATAATTTCGCATGTGTCATCTACATATTCTCGTCTTTGCATTATTCCCCCGATACAGCGTTATGAAGTTCGACTAGTTGTGCTTCTAATGTTGCAATGTAGTTTTCAAGTTTATCAATGTGATCTGCAACTTGAGTTAAAAAAGTGTTAGTATTAGTTGATGTTGTTCTAATCATCTCACTAATAGAAATTTTTTC